TGGAATCGAGAGCAATCATCCTCCTCTACAGATCCGGTGCTAAAGGAAATTAAGGTTACAGGAGCTATCTGACATGGTCGCAACACGCAACATTACCGATCTAAATGCACTCGTCACGCCTGACGTTGACGATGTAATGCTGATCGTCGAGAAACTAAGCGCGACCAGTACAGAAGCTAAACAAATCACCTGGGGCAATGTCCAGGAAGCCATTCAAGATATAGTGGCTTCTCTGTCTACTGACACAGCTACTGTCGTATTTACTTATGACGATGTAAATGGAACGCTGAGTGCGACGGTTCCCAACAACACCAGCACTCAAAAGTCCATTTATTACGATGGGACAACTACAGCAACCCGCCAGGAAGCGCAGTTTATTGATGGCCCTGGTGTCAATGTTGTACTCACAGATGACAGTGTAAATGACTGCGCCAAAATCACTGTCAATAACACTGGTATTGTTAACGCAAATACCACAACCGTCTCTGGAACTTCCTATAGTTTTCTCTCAAACGTAGCAGTACAGGGCGATGGTAGTAAAACCTTAGAGCTAAAAGCTTTAAAACTAGGATCTAACCGATTAAGTGCAGCATCTACTGACTCCGGGCAGTCTTTGACTCTAGATATTGATGCCGCTCAAATCAATATCAATGATCTAGACAGTACGAATCCACTAACCGTTGCCCTAGGTGGAACAGGGGCTTCGGCGGCGAATATAGCGAGAAACAACCTAGGCGCTGCCAAGAACGGCGCGAATTCAGATATCAGCAGCTTGAGTGGTCTCACTACTGCGCTTTCTGTCAGTCAAGGTGGTACTGGAGACTCAACTGCCAGTGGTGCCCTTAAAAATCTATTTGGCTTGAACTCATGCGTTGGCGTGGGCGCTTCTGGTGAACAAGTTGTCTTCCAAACTTCATCACTCGTAGCTGGTTCATTTAGGGCGGAGTTCAAGGGCATCAAACCCACTGGCGACAACTACATAACCGTCGTAACTGATGGATCTGATATCGCCTTAGGTGCTAATCCCAATAATGTGTTCGATGGCATCTCTGGTGTTCGCAACGCGAACGGTGCTCGAATTACTAATGCAGGTGCGCCCGTCAATAGTGGTGACCTAGTTACCAAGGGCTACCTGGACGCACAGACTACGGGTCTGGATATCAAGGAATCCGTCAGAGCTGCTGCTACTGGAAATATCGCAGGCACGTATAGCAACGGCGCTCAGACGCTAACTGCTAACTCCAATGGCGCGGCGGTGATTGATGGTGAAACTCTGAACCTTGGTGATCGTGTTCTGATCCATCTGCAGACCACAGGAACACAAAAAGGAATCTATACCGTTACAACTCTGGGTGATGCCAGTAACCCATTTGTTCTGACCCGTGCCGACGACTTCAACCAGTCATCAGAGATTGGAGCAGGTTCGTTCACATATGTCGAAGCTGGCACACTTAACGGCGGGAAAAGCTTCGTTCAAACAGTCAGGAATCCAATTCTTGACACAACAGACCTAACCTTCAGCGTCTTTGGTGAGACGGCGATTGGTACAAACTCAATCGCGAACAATAAGCTCCAACAGGTTCCTGAGGCAACAATTAAAGGTCGTGCTGCATCGAGTGGTACTGGCGATGTTTCTGACCTTACCGCTGATCAGCTTATTGCAGTAATCAACTCCGGTACAGCAGCCACTATTAACTTGGCTAGGCTTGCACTTCAAACACCTAACGAGCTTGTTGCTGCTTTGAATCTGGCAACTGATGCTTTAGATCTCGGTACTTACTAATTAGTAGCGATTAGTAGCTAAGCTTAATTCAGCTAATTCAGGTTTATGCCTGTTTAGTGCGGCTTTACGATGCCTTTTAATTTTTCTTAGGTCGTTTTAACGACATTTATCTGTGGGCTATGGCACTACCATTTCAAAATCTAAGGAGCGGAACTGCAAGCAAAAGACCAGATCCAGCGACTTTAGTTAATGGGCAGATTGCGATTAACTATAACGACGATGATCCGGGTATCTTTTTTAAGGACGATCAAGGTGCTTTGGTTAAAGTTGCTTCAGCATTTGTAGGCTCTACCGCACCCAATGGCTCTCCAGCTACTGGGGGACACGCTGGCAATTCAAAGGGTGAGATTTGGGTCGATACATCTACTACTCCCGCAACCCTTAAAATCTTTAATGGCTCAGCCTTTGTGCTACCAGGCACATTTCATGACCTCAAGGTTACGGGACTCTACAAGCAAGATGTAATTGCAGTTTCTGGCACTGCTATCGATCTATCACAGGGAAATTACTTTACAACAACTGTTAGTTCGGCGACGGCATTCACTTTCACGAATGTACCTAACTACTGTGTTTATAGTTTTACAATTGAGGTCACGCACAATACGAGTGGATCGATTAGTTGGCCAAGTTCTGTCGAATTTTCCAGTGTTGGTGCTCCCACACTTTCGGCTAACAAGACATCGTTGTTCATGTTCGTGACCGACGATGGTGGTAGTCGCTGGAGAGCTGCTTGTCTGCACGATTACACTACTTGATACGTTTTTCTTATTAGTATTACTACAAGAACTAGATTATTATGTACGTCCTTGCTGAAAATCAAGCGGTAGTTGAGTTTCCTTATTCTTTCGAGAAACTCAGGAAAGACAACCCGAACACCAGCTTTCCGGTCCCTTATACCACTGAACTTCTAGAAGCTTGGGGTGTTTATGAAGTCGCCAAAAATCGGCCTGAGTATGACTATTCAACTCACTATTTAGTACCACAAAACCCCACTTGGGATAGTGATCTTGAGTTGTGGGTTGAAGAATGGGATATTGTTGAGCGTTCAGATGCCGAAAAGAACAAGATCGCTGAAGAGAGCGCCGATTACGATTTATTTCATAAGTACCTTCTTGGTTCGGAAACTTACCAAATAATTAAACAACAAGCCAGTACCGACTTAGCTGTAACTGTAGCTTGCACTGAATTTATTGCTGCTTTGACGGACGCTAAGTACGGCACTATAGATCGAGCTATTTTTCAGGCATGTCTTGAAAACATTGTGTCTGCTACAGAGTTGTCTGATGAAAATCTTCAACACATCCAGCGTCTGCTTAATTTAAGTAAACTTGGTGTTTTGTATAGCGTATGGGAAGGTGAACTACCTGCTTTAACCGGTAACAACGATTCTAATCCAGCAGGAGGTAATTGATATGGATCCCAATACTCAACGTATGATGATGGGTGCTGCTGGTGGAGCCCCTGCCGCAGATTGGTCGGGTTTGGTAAGAGGAGATGCTTATCAAGGCGGACGCATATATAAACCTGCCTCTAATAAATACCAACTTTGGTACTATCCAGAGTCCCGTAAAAGCCAGTCCTCCGCTTCAGCTAGGATGGGCTTTTCACCCACTGCTTTTAGCGGAAGCTTTGAGGTTCGAGATCAAACCAACTTAAACATTTATCTTGTCGGTGGTGGTGCCGGAGGTACGGGTGAGAATGGCCGTGCTGGTAGTGGCGGTGCCGGTATCAAAATCATCAACATCATACCTGTAAACCTCGAAACTTTTGTGTTTACTGTCGGTGTCGGTGGTAGAGGAGGTGTGTATTCAACGAGCAGTACTGCAAATGGCCTCGGTAACAACAATAATAACCAATCTGAACCTGGCGGTGATACTACGCTGAGCGGAACAGGTTTGAATGTTCAAGCTGGCGGTGGTACTCGTGATAATTTTCAGAATCCACCCAATTACATTAACGGCGCGTCAACTACCGTCACTACTAATACCAGAGGTACACTAACCCAATCCAATGTAAACAGTGGCCGTGGTGGCTCTCGATATTTGGCCGGTGAAAATGGCGCTAATGGTGGCGCTGGAGGTGGTGGTGGTAATAACTACGCTATCGGCGGCGCAACAGCCGCGAACAATGACCGAGGTGGTAATGGATCAGGAATTTTCGGTGGCGGTGGTGGCGGTGGAAACGGTTATGACTACCTTGCTCACCCACCTGGTGGTACTGGCAGCAATTTCGGATTTAACGGTGGCCGTGGTGGAAGTGCTCAATACAATCTTTTCGGTGATGATGGTGGCTGTCCAATAGACAACTCATCGGCTTATCCAAATTTCAAAGCGGGCGGAGGTATTTCCTATAGAGCTATTGATGGTACGCAGTTAAGCCTTAATTTTGCAAGAGGAAGTGCAGGCGGGGGTGGATTCCCCGGTGGTGGAGGAGGTAGTTCCTACTATGGCACTGGATCAGGAAATATGGGTATCGGCGGTGATGGCGCGTCGGGCATTTGTGTGTTTGAGTGGACTGAATAATCTCCGCAGTTTTTTAGAGTTAGTCCGTGTAATCAACCGCCGCCACTCCTCTCCAGCGGGAGCCATTGTCGTCTGTTACAAAGAAAAATAGATGTGTTTTTGAGGTTGCGAGGGTCGGCGCTGTATCATCAGGCCACTTAACACTTGCTGGCCATGAAAGTGTTCCTCCTGTGTGATAAACCTCAAGAGTAAAGGCGTAAGCTCTACCAGATGCTGGTACGTTTGTGAAGCTGTAACTTGTATTGCTGGAAGCGGTGTGGCAAAAGTAGTTTCCTGTTGAGCAATCCACTGCGGCGTTGCCCATTGTGACTTTGTTGCTGGCGTATGACCCAGTTACATCTAGGTCCACGTTTGTTGAGACAGAACTCAGGCCAACAGCAAGTGAGCCAGTTGTAGCCAGGTTGCCGCTTGTACTTAATGCTGTTGAACCAGCAATAGTTCCGCTTGTAATTGCGGCACCGCTAACTTTTCCAGCGGTAGATATCGTGTTTAGCTTCGAGTCGGGAATACTTCCTGCAAGCTGAGCGTTTGTGATAGTCCCTGCACCCCCGCTTGGGATGTCGTCAACAGTAATCGTCTGCGTACTGGTGATAATCTGATCTACTTTTACTGATCCGTAAGCCATTAGACAAT